ATGTCCTATAATGGTTCGATGCTTATCAAATTCCTGGCGGCGATGGCTGCGCCGTTTTTCCTGTTCGGCATGTGCTGGCTTATCGGCTGGCCGGTGCGTCGCCGCGTCCAGAAGATGAAAGACGGCCCGCTTAAACGCATCCTACTGATGCGCGTCGGCGAGCCGTCGCCCATGGACCCAGAACGCGAAGCGATGCTGAAGAAGCGCTACTTCAGGCCCTAGTCAGACAATGCTGCGGCGCCGCCTGCCGTGCGCGCAGAAATAGCCCCCTGCTTGCGCATGATTGCGGCGATCTGATTTGCCATCTCCGGGCGTTCGGCGAGTAGTTTTGAAAGAACTTTTTGGCTTGTTTTTGTGTAAAGACCGGCACCGGCAAGAGCCGATAGTGAAACAAGAGGATTGATTGCGCCGGCGCCGACAGCCGCCATGGTCGCCAGCCGGAACGGCGTGCCGGAGTCCGGGACGGTCTGACTGAGCCGAGCCTTGCCGGCATCGGTCAAATCCTGCATCAGCGCATCGCCTTGAGCAAACCGCGCTTTGTCTTTCGACTTGTCGAGCGCCTTCACAGCCGACTGAAGTTGTGCCGGTGTGAATACGCCATCTTGGGAACCTACGCCGGCCGCTGCGCGCTGGGTGCGCTTGAAATTCGCGTACCCTTTGTCGATTGCTGCGAGTTCAGATGCATTGGATGGATTCGACCGAGAAACAAGATGGCGCAACTCCTTTTCTGCCTGCTTCAGCGCCTGCCCAAGTTGCCGCTGATAGCCATCGGTCGCCGTTGCGAAGCCTTCGGCCTGGTTGCGTAGCCCGGCCTGTGCCGCCTTGAGGTTGTCGCCAGAAATGACGCCATTCGGCGCCAGGCGCTGGTCAAGCTCACGGGATAGGATCGAATCAAACTGCTGCGCTTCCTTGGCTGGCATCGACTGAGCCATGCCGCGCAGGTTCGCCAGATTACCGACAAACTGCTGATCGAGCGCATCGGCCTGAAGGTTTGGTAGAAGGTCGTCGTATGCCTTGCCGAGCTGAGCCTTGGCGCTGGCGACCGCATCGCGGCCGACGCCTTCAACCTGGCCGCCAATCGGATCAACAGCCCGGCCAATCGCTACGCGGTTGAAGTCCTCGATGCCTCGGCGCTGCGCCGACTTGATTGCATCGCCGATGATCGGGACGCTGGTCAGCGCGTCTTCGGTACGCCGTGCCGTACCGCCGAGAATCTGGCCCGGCGTCAGGCTGATTCCTTCATCGAGTAGCTGACGAACGTCGGCGGCCGTGTTCGGTCGGACAACGCGAGCCAGGGCGTTCATTGCTGCCTGACCACCAGCGCCACCGGCTGCGCCGATGGCTGCGGCCTTGGCTCGATCCGCAATGTCACCTTCGGTCAGTGCCGCGCCGGCTACACCATTGACCAATGCAGCGCCGCGAATTGTATTCACGCCAGGGATTAGCGCGGTTGGCGCAAGCAGCGCGGCATTGCCGGCGAAGTTTCCAACCTTGCCGGCCGTCGTTTCCATCAGCTTCGCCTCGGCGGCCTTTGTGCCTTCATCGGCAGAATCGACAAGGCCAAGGCCGCGCCCGGCATCCATGAACGCCTTACCGGCGCCAGCCAGGCCACGGGCAACCGACGAAGGAAGCGCAACGCCCGTATCAAAACCGGCCACATTCAGCGTCATTCCTTCGGCCGGGTCTTCGCCTGTTGCTTCGGGCGCCTTGGCCGAATACTTCGACCACGGCCCGGCGGCCGGGCCCGGCTGGGCGCTGTACTTTTCCCATGGGCCGGCCATTATTGCACCCGCTTCCAGCTTGCCGGGCTCGCCGGGTCGCCGCCAAGGTACATATGACCATCTTCGACGCTTCCCGGGCGCATCGCGCCGGATTGAGCCGGCTGTTCAGCGGCCGCCCCGGGCTTGTACCCGGTCGCATATTTTTCGTTCAGCATGCGCAGCGTCTTCATGGCCGCCTGCTTGGCCGACGACGGCAGCGTCGGATCGTTCAAGTTGCCGGCCATCGACCGATACAGCGCAACATCCTTGTCGGATTGCGGGCCCGACATTTTCGGCATCTTCGAAACCAGCGAGCCGGACAGCACGTCGAGCTGCGCCTGCGCCTTGGTCGCATCGGTATCGAGGCCGAACACGCGGCCGGCCTGGTTGGCTGCAGCGCCAAGGTAGCTGCCGGGCGCCTTATCGATCAGCGGGCCGGCCTGGTCGGTCAGTTCCATAACGGCCGTCGCGTCGTTGCCGCGCTGCATCTGCTCTTTGTTCGGGATGGCGCCTCCGCCCGGCGCCGTGATTGGCATCATCTGGCCGGTCTTCGGGTTGAATGCCATCGCGCCATTCGGCGTATCGACATGCTGAAACGTCGGGGCATCCTTCTGCCCGGCCGCGGCAATCTGCGCTTCAAGCAGCTTATTCCCAAGGCGCGACCGCTCAAGCTCAAGGTTTTGCTTCTGGCGCGCGTTCGTCGCCTCGGCATCGACGCCGATTTGCACGGCGCGGCCATCCTGCAGCATGACCGAATACGGATCACCCTTGACGCGGTAGCCCTTGCCCATGCCGCCAATGTCGATCGGCTGCGAGTAGTCCGGCATCAAGGCATTCTGTTGCTGGCCGCCGGCCGGCACCGAGTCGAATTCGTATTGCTTGCCGGTCATGTTGTTGCGTAGGTAGTTCATGGCTCTCCCCTTACCAGACGGATTGCTTGCCGTAGCCGGACGACAGCAGGTTATTCGAGGCAAGCTGGTTGGCGTTCCAGTAGTCCTCCGACTTGGCCTTGGCGGCATTTAGTGCCAGATTGCCGAGGCTGGCCAGGCTATTGGTGCCACTGTTCGCAGCATTCACCCGGGCGTTGTAGTCGTTCGTCGCGGCAGAGCGCAGGCCGAGCAGGTAGTTGTTCTGCGTGCCGGTCAGCCCGGCCAGGCGGTCGGCTTCTTTGTCGTACTGCTGCGAGGCCATGCCCTGGCCGTATTTCGATAGCTCGGCCAGCACGTTGCCGCTGCCGGTCATCCCCTTGGCTGCGGCGCTACGCTCAATCGCCTGCTGACCCTGGTTGAAGGCGAACTTATAGGCGCCCGTGTTGGCGACGGAGTCCGGGTTTTCGAGCAATTGACGAAGGCGGGTTTCGTACTCGTTATTCATCGTCACTGCCGCCGGCCCGCTGCCGATCAGCGAAGTGGCCGCACTGAGTTGATTCGTCGCGTTCGACAGGTACGGGCTGACCGCTGCCTGATAATCCACCCCAGCGTTATAGCTGGCCGGATTGGAAGCGTTCTGAATTGCCGACCAGCGCTGAAGCTGCGGCTTCAGTTCGCCGGCAGTCATGGTCATGGCGCCCTTACGAAAAACGCCATTGCCCTGATCCGTCCATCCGAATTGAGACGCCAGCGCCGTATCGACACCAGAATTCGGCAGCTTCGCCGTTACAGCCGCCCGCTTTGCCACCGGGTAAGGCGCATTGATAGCCATCGTTATTTCTCCTGCTGAATTTCGAGTTCCAGCGCCGCGACCTGTACGGGCGCATTGCCGACGTGGCGCAGTTCGTAGCTTCTGCGCCGGAATGAACCGAGGCGCGATAGCCGCGCCTGCTCAGACGATAGATTTACGGGCCGGAATGCCCCGTTCGTGGTGTAGTCGTCGTCGGACCAACGCACCATTGCAATACCACCGCTCTTGTTGCCGATCACCTTCAGTTGAGAATTCGTTTTGCGCTCGATGCTGTCGCCATCGATCTTGCCGGTGCGGCACATGAAGTTGATCGGCGCCGGGCCGTCTGAATACTGCGACTCGGTGATTTCGAACAATTCGCCGCTTGTTTCGTGCAGCACCAGATCGCGACCCGAGCAGTAGGCGTACTTCGTGAATTTGAAATATGTCTCGTCGTAACCGGTGGCGGTAATCGAGCCGGTCGCCGGGCTGGCCGGCGCGCCTTCGATTGCATAGCGGAAGGTGTTGGCATCGATCACGCGGACCTGCACATCGCCGTTGTATTCCGCCTGCGCCGCGCCGGCAATCTTCGCCGGGTCACCGTCTGACAGTCCGTGGTCGGCGCACGTCGCCGTTGCAACGCCACCATCCGAAACAATCGTGCAGGCCTTCGCCGTCCGCGCCGTCAGGCTGGTCCACGGCGTCCACAGCCCCGAGGTCAGGTCATAGACCAGCGTGATATTCGAGGCCTTCAGGCCGAGAACATAGAAGGTATGGCCGGAAATCTTCACACCGTAGGAATAGACGTTTGCCAGCGTGTCGGCGTTCAGGATGCGCTCGATGTCCGGCGTGCTGACCTTAGTCTGCGTTAGGCCGTTCATCAGATGCACCGCCCGGCCCTTCTGGCGCGTCTTGCTGACCCAGGCGACCGTGCCGTCGATGTTGGCGACGGAATCGCCCGAGGCGCAACCGACTAGCGTAAAGGCCGACAGCACGGGCGACAACGGAGAGCCGGTTGCATTGCCTGCGTCGTAGAAGAATTCCGTCGACCACGCCTTCAAGGCAATGACGTAGTTCTGCGACTTGGCGATGGCAATGCCGCTGCCCGGCTCAATGTTGGCGGTGATGAAATCCAGCGCACCCCAGGCTGTAGCATCGCCAAGGCCGCTGTTGTAGATCGTGCCGTCCTCGTCCATCACGAAGAAATAGCCGTCGAGATAGACCACGCCAGGAACCGTCGTCCGGCCACCGGTTGCGGTAATCGTGCCTGTTGCCGGCGTGGCCGGCGTGCCAGTCACCGGGAAGGTGCAATGCGTCGCGTCGGTCACGTTGATAACGTGCGTCCCGTTGTACTCGGCCTGATCGCAGCCGGCTACGGTAACGCTTGAGCCGGATTGCCAATTCACTGCGGCTGGCAGCGTAATTGTGGCAACGGCGCCGGAGCGCGTAATGCTTGTCGGCGTGACAACCGACCAGCCCGGGTAATCGGCATCCGTGACTTTGGTCAGCGTCGTGCCGTCGTAGGTCCAGGCCTCTTTCCGGTTCTTCAGGAAAATTACGTTCTGGCTCTGCGCCTGGCCGGACACTTCGGCGAAGAAGCGCAGCGATGGCTCAAGGCTGGTGATTGGCTGAGAGCTATCAACTACGGCGGCGGGCTCGGAACTACCTTGCAGGGCTACCGTTGCCCAGTCGCCAAAGTCAGAAACGGCGACAAACGTATCCAGGCCGCCGACGGTTCCGGCAGCAATTGCAATCCACCAGTTCGAACTACCGTATGCCTTTAGCTGGCTCCACGTTGCGCCCGAGTCTGTCGAGATGTAGGAATATGCATTGTCATCAATGTCACCGAACATTCCGACAATTGAGCCATTGAGCGCGGCGGCACACTCGGCGACATTGGAAATCGCACCCGGAATTCCGCTGGCCGCCGACCATGTGACGCAGTCGTATGAATAGGCCGATCCGGGCAGGATGAATGCGCCGTCATAGACGATGTTTTCGCAAGCGTATGGAACAAGCGTATGCGTCCAGGTAACGAAATCGGCTGTTTTTGAAACGTACCTGCTTGCCGGTGACGTTGATGAAAATCCGTACATGGCATAGATGCCCGCCCCAAACGTAAAGTCCTTGGCTACTGGCGAGCCGCCCGGGTATCCGGCAAGCGTTTGCGCGGTCCAGTTTATCCCGTCAGGCGATGTATATACGCCTCCGGACGAATTGCCTAGGACGAACAATCCATTCAGGAACCGAAGCGCCGATGCATTCAGGTTTGCCGGGAAGGTTCGCGTTGTCCATGTGATTCCATCGGGCGTTGTTGCGTACCTGTCGCCCGAGTCGTTGAACGTCATGGCAACAAAAATACCAGCCCCGAAAGCCATTGAATCCCAAATGCCATCAGAAACAAAGCTGACATCCGAGCCGGCCGACCACGTTTTCCCATCGGACGAAATGGCGCACGTCTCGCCGCTTTGCTCCTTTGCCAAAAAAATACCGTTTCCGAACGCAATTGAGGTCCAGGTATGGCCGCTACTTGTCGGGAGGGCGTAGTTGTTGCCGTACTCGATTCCTGAAGTGATGCTGATATCGGCCAGCGTATTGCCAACAATCGCCCGCAATTCGTTGTTGTAACAGGCCAGAAGCTGGCCCTCACCAACACCAACGCCGCCAAGCGCCAGCGCGCCGGGCCGCTTGAGCAGCGCCGACGATTCGCCGCTCGTTTCGATGATCGCGTTTTTGCTGCCGGCGTCGCGGGTGGTAGTGCCGTCGCGGGACTTGAGGTCGGAGGCGAGAGGTAGGCGCATTATTGCGAGTCCGAGTAAATGGAGTAGCGGCGGCGTTCGCCGATGCCAAGCGTAGTAGCATGCACAGGCGTGTAATTCACCCGCTTGATGCCGGCTTTGGCCTCCCGCGCCATCGCATCGATTTTGTCGTTGCGGACCTGATATTCAGGCATCAGTTCGGCAGCCAGGTTCAAGCGCAAGGCGCGCTCATAGCCAGGCGGCAGCGATACGACAGCCCCCAGGCTGGCAAACGACGACAGCGGCTTCTGCGAGTCGATGTGCAGGGCGTTTGCCTGCGTCGGCACCGCCCACAGTCGAATGGTCGATGCTGGGTAACCGGTGTCGTAGTAGAGCCAGGACGGGATATTGCTCTCCGACGACTTGAGTGTCGTGGATTGGTAGCGCTGCCGATCGATGATCTTGACCGGGTAGTCGGCGCTGTTCAGCCGAATGAAAGCCTGATCGATGGCAACCGGACGAACCGTGTTGATGTCGAAAGCGCCCTCGCCAATGGTGTAATCCTTCTTGCCAGGCGTGAGCATCACAACGTCCTGCACGACCTGGAAAAGCATCAGGGACTCATTCGCCCACGAACTCACCAGGTCATTCAGTGAAACAAGCGCATCGGCGGCCTGGTCGGCGTCTGCCGCTTCGCCCTGCCCGATCACGGACAGCGAACGAAGCGCACGGTTAATGATGTCGTTCGCTGTCGTCATGGCGGGTTACTCGGCGGCCTTGGGCTTGCGGCCGGCGCGGGCCGGCTTTACTTCCGGGGTTTCCGGCTGCTCGTCTTCCGGCTCGGACAGCATGCGGAAGCCTTCGGCGCGTACATCGCCTTCCTCTTCCTCGTTGCGCACCACGATGGTGTCGCTCAGGTCATCCCAGCCTTTGCGGTAAAGCTGCTTCGGGTATTCGTTGTTCATTCTCGGCTCCTTGAAATGAAAAAGCCCCTCCAAAGAGGGGCTTGGTTCAGCGCTGGCGCTTAGTTGGACAGGATGCGGGCTGCCAGTTGAGCGCGGAGGGTCTTGTAGCCGTACAGTACATCGATACGGGCCGGGATTTTGTCGCTGTTGATATCGTACTGACGCACGATCCGCATGGACAGGCCATCGACCTGCTCGCGGGCGGCGAAATGCACGCCTTCCGGCATTTCGAGGTCAGCAGAGGCGAACGCGAAGGCGTCACGGTGATACGCCAGCGACGGGCGGTAGATCGCCGAAGCGCCACCCACCTTGACGACAGCGCCGCCGTTGGTCGGCGAGGCTGCGACGTTCTGACGGCCGCCGGAGGTGACGATTGCCGGCGAAATCGCCAGGGTGCCAGCGCCACCGGCATAGTCAGCTGTGACCACGAACGACTGCAGAACACCGGTATCGACCTTCGTTTCCGGATGGACGCGGTTGCAACCGGCAAAGGTCACAACGTCGCCCTTCTTGAACGTGGTCGCACCGGTCGCCACGATCACGCCAGAGCCGGTCTGATTGGCGCCGTTGACCGTGTAGGTCGTGGCGCTCAGTGCGGTACCGGTGGCCTGGCTGTTGAGCAGCGTGTTCTCGTAGATATCGCCAAAGCCGGCGGTACGGCCGACCTTGCCTTCGCGGTACTGCTTCGAGATTTCGCTCGAGTCTTGGAACAGACCCTTGAGCGCATCAACGAGGTCCAGATTGTCCTGCGTGTTCAGCAGCAGCGTGCGGGCATCGCCCGGGGCCAGCGCATCGACCAGCAGCTTGCGAGCGGTCAGCGCGCTCTTGAGCGTGATTGCCGAGCCGATGTTATTGACCACCTGATACACGTCCAGCGCCATGCTCAGCGCATCGGCTTCGATGTTCGCGGCAAGCACGGACATGGCCGGGGCAATGATCCGCTCGCTGAAGTCGTCCAAGGACAGCGTCAGTTCGGCGGTCGAGAAGTTCATGTCGACGCCCTTCTGCGTCGCAACAGCGAGGGACACGCTCGCTTCGTTGGTGTCCTGCGCGGCCAGGGTGGCACCGGTGCGGACGGTGTATTCGTTCGGCAGGCGAATCTTCAGCGTATCGCCGATCTTGGCGCCGGTCTTGGCGAAAGAGTCGTCGTACTGGCGATTGATCGAGCCAACGAAGTTCAGCTTCTGGTGCAGGATGCGCTGGGATTCGCGGGTGATCTGCTGGGCGGTAAGGATGCTATTCGGCATTTGTATTGCTCCTGAAATGAAAAAACCCGCCGGAGCGGGTTATTGATTGGTTTGCAGTTGTCGATCAGCGCTTGCGCAACTGGTCGTTACGCCATTTCATCCATTCTTCGGTGCTCATCTTTTCCGGGTCTTTCACCGGGGCTGCGCGAGTACCGACCGGCTGAATCGGCGGCGGTGCATTTGAGGCTTTGCGGGGCTGCGGTCTTACAACGGTTGCCGCGATGCGCCCGATTTCGACGGCCGCGGAGAACGGATCGAGGCTTGCCAAGCGGTGAGCTTCTTCAGGGTTTTTGCCCAGGTAATAGGCCACGTCTGCGCCGTTCTGGCTGCGCATGATGGCCTCGGCCATGGCCTGAGAAATCGGTAGGTCGGGGTTATCCACAACATCGTCGAAATCGTCGTAAGCCTGCCGTGCTTGCTCGGTCTGCTTGGTAAAGCCTTCGTGCAGCTTCGCCTGTTCCGTTTGCTGGCGCTGTTGCCGTTCGCTGGCCTCGCGCTCTTTGAAAACCTTGTCGGCTTTCTGCGCGGCCTTGTGTTCGGCGAGGGCGTCGAGATATTCCTCAATGCTCTCGTACTGCTCCAGTTTCGGGGCTTGGCTCTGCTGCGCCGGCTCCTGGCGCTGCTGCGTCTGCGGCTGCTGTTGCTGCCGCAAAACATCAAGCTCGGCGCGGAGTCGGTATTTCTCCTGCGTCAGTCGGTCGATACGTTTTTGCACGCCCTTCGGAACGCGATGTTCGTCATCGTCGCCCTGCTTGGCCTGCTCCGCTGTATCAGCGTTGGTCTGCAGTTCCGGTGCCGTTTCCGGTTGTTGCTCGGCATTTGCAGGCGCTTGTTCAACTGCGGCCTGTTGCAGTTCTACTGCTTCGGACATGGACTTTCTCCAAGATCAGAAACCCGATTAAGGCCAATCGGTAGGCGTAAAAAAACCGCCCGGAGGCGGTTGGTTTTGTTCATGCGGAATGTTTTTGAAATTAGGATGACGCTTGAATTTGATTGAACACAAAAATGTACTTGTCCTTGATAAGCTGATATCCGGCCGCGCTTGGATGGCGGCCCTCTGTTGTCAGCGCAGCAATTTGTCGAGCCGGGGCGCCGTTGTCTGTAATGACGGAATCACGGTCAATTACTAGGGCGCCAATAGACCGAAGCGCCAGCAACCGAGCATTCAACGCTTTTCGTTCGTTATCCTGCGAAAGTGTCAGCGTGTATTCAGGCAGCGCATTGACGATCACAGGGATAACGCCAAGCGACAGAGCATAATTTACGGTTGCCAGAATGTCGGGCCATTGCGACAAGATGGCAGAACCTGTGTCATTCGCTGACCAAGACGGAATAATCGCTACATCAATATTGGCGTTGGCGATATGCCACTTAGCGGTCGCCCGAGACGCGGCAGACGTTTGACCAGATACACAGTGATTCGCGTAAAACAGCGGGTTGCTCTGCGAACTCATTGACGCTTGAGCGAGGAACCCTGGCGATACGTGCCCTGTATTCTGGTCGGTCCATCCTTGGCCTCGCTGCGTCGAGTCACCAAATTCGCTGATCTGTACTGCTGCCGAGCGGTGCAGAAACTCAATCCCTTGAATGCCGAACCAGCCATTGCTTGCGATTGCCGCCTGCGCTGCGATGGTCGTTACATTGTCGCCAGCCGCGAGCGACGACCGGAAGCGAAAACCAGATGAGGCGGCTTGTGCGTCAAAGACGGCGGCTTCATTCGCGCCAGACACAGAGATGATGTTCGCGCCGGACGGCAATGCCACTCGGCATTGAATTATGTGATTTTTCCCACCATCAGTGCGATCAAGGCTTGATACCTGCGCCCAGTCAGACAGAGCGATACCCGGCACGACATTGGAGCCAGAGCCTGACTGTTTGGCGGGGATGGAAAACGAGGTCGGCGTCTGAGCAGTAGCCGGCGGCATGCTTTTCAAGCCATTCGCCGAAAACGAACCCTGAACCCAAGTTAGGGATGCGCCGTCGTCGCCGAACGCGGCAGCGGCAGCGAACTTGATATTACCCAGCGTGTAGGCTGATGCACCGCCGTTTGAAACGATAGCGCGTACGAAATCAAACGGAGCCGGTGCCTCGATTTCATGGTTGATCGTGTATGCCGCGCCAATAGCGGTAAAGCCAGCGCCGTGGAATACCGATCGCGAACCGATCAGCGATCGGGCAATCCGGCGTTTCATTGGTCCGAGCTTCTGGGCGCCCGCCGACAAATCAATTACCCCGGTAAGCAAATCAGTCTTTGCAGTAGCATCAACCTCGTCGCTCCCGATTTCGTCATCAACAAACCCGGAAACCGCCAGCAACTTGCTCAGCCTGTCTCCATCAACAATAGCGCTCTGCCCAGGCTGCCACAGCGCATTCACGCCCGTGTATTTGTATTCCTGAACGGCCGCAGTGCCGATGTAACGAATCATCATGGTCGATTGTCCTTGTTCACATTTCACTCAACAGCAGCAAAATCGCCTGCTCTTCGTCCTGCTCGGCAATCACCCGGCGCAGTGCATCGCGCAGCAATTCGGCGTAGTAGTCGCGCCATTCAAGCTCGATTCGCTCAATCTCAACGGCCAGCGCTTCAAGTGCGCGCTGTTCAGTCTCGGCATTGACGCTGCGCGCCTCGATGCGGGCGACAACTTCGATTGCCCGCTTTGCCTCGGCCGGGATGATCCCAAGGCGCTCGCGCTCTTCGCGCTTTTCTGCCTCACTTTGCGGCCCGCTGAATGGGCGATACGATCCGCCGCCTCCCAGCAGTTCAACGCTGGGCTTCTTCGGTCGCTCTCCGGTCGGCCACAAACCAATGCGCGCAACTTGCCCCGCCCCGAACCCGATACCGAGCGTGGCGATTGAGCGCGCGTTGAGCATTTAGGTTCGGGTGACGGTGACCGTTGTGTCGTTTTCTGAGACGACCATGCGGACGGCGCCGAATTCGATTCGGGTTTCCGTTTGGGCGAGCGGCGCGGACCAATCTAGACCGAGGCGACCCCATACTTCCGTGATGCGGTCGTTCATCTGGTTGAACGTTGCGTCGGTTGGGGCGCCGTCGTAGGTTACTAGCGGATCGTCGTAAATGGTCATTAAGAATCACCGTTGGGTATGTAATACCCTTCAATTACAAGCGAGAGCCTTGGCGTTCCGGCTGTCACTGAAACCAAGTAATACAAGGTCTGTGATATGTTCGGAATAATACTTACGGCCGGGAAGTTAATTGACTCGGCCGAATTTGCAAGCCCGCTCATGCGGATCAGTGACGCGAAAAAATTACTTCCTGGAACTATCCTCAAAATAATTGTTCCATCGATTGCGCCAGAAGAGCTTGCAATGCCTTCGTTATACATCTCGTATTGAGCCTGCAATGCGTTTGGCGGAACAAACGGAGATATATCAATCGATGTTTCTGTACTTGCCGTCCCAGAGGCAAGCACAACCTGCCTTGACTCATAAGCCACGAAAGAACCGCAAAGCCTGCTTTTTACTATCTGACCAGACCCGTTAATCCGCAGGGCGCAGATATAAGACCAGCTCGTGTATCCAGACGGAAGTGTCGGTCCTGTAGATGGCGGAGAGGCGCTTGAAATAGTAGCTAGCGCGCTTCCATTGTAGATGTAGTACAAATGAATCCAGCTTGAATTTGAAAATGCGCCAGATTGATCTCTGCCATTGGCTACCGGCCCGGCTGCTGAAATATCATTTGTTATCGTTGCCGGATTTGAGATTCCGGAAACTTGCCCAGTGCTTACGTCTCGGCATTGAACCTGGGAGGCAATAACATCGTATTTCGTATTTGGTGTCGTGGAATTATTCATCCCTCTAATTCCGACAACCGTAGAAATACCAGTCCCCCCGGATATGGCTATGTTCCCACTTCCAAGAATGGAACTGCCACCCACGGTCTTTATATTGACGCCAGAAACAAGCGTATCTTGCTTACCTGAAATCTGTGCTTGCAGTTTCCCGAGCGCAGCAAGAACGCTATCCCCGGCCGCAATAACTGCATTCGTCGCCGTCGACAGCCCAGTCAAAACCGTATCGCGTACCCGCTGATACGTGAAATACAGGTTCGTCGAACCCTCGGTTACAGAGTCGGTAGTCCCCGGCGAAGAAACGATCTCGACATAAGCCGAGCCGCTCCAGCGATACATCTTGTTAGTGTCGAGCGCGATGTAGATTTTCGCAGCCTCACCGGTTGCCGGGAACGCGGCAAGATTGGCGAACTCAAGCACGTCGTCAACATAGCTCGGCAGTTGCGAGGATGGAATCTTCCCCGACCCATCCAGCCCGGCATATCCGCCAGCAACACCCTTGCTCGTCTTGTCCTCTTTCCCGGAGGCGAGCGCGGCAACCTTGTAATCGAGCGACGTTGGTACGGCCGAGCCATCAACCCCTACCTTTGCCTGCAGCGCCTCAATCGCATCATTGGCGTTCGAGTGCTGCGCTGCGTGGCCGGTCAGCCCATCGGTTGCGGCCGGATTGGTCAGCGCATCGAGCGCGCCCGGGAAATTCGTACTCATTTAACCGCCCCGTGCGAAATCGTGCTGACCCATGCGCCAAAGCCCAGGACGATCATCCCGGCCAGCACCGTGATTATTCCCCAAAGGCCTTTTTTGGCGAGGTCGAGCTTCAGTTCGGACCAAAACTTTTCTTCAGCCTTGGCGGCATCGATCTTGGCCTGGTGAAAATCGCAGTGACCTTCCAAATCCTTGTTCGGAAAAGCGGCCATCACTTTGTCGATTTGCTCAGCAATGAACTTCGCCTCACGGGCTTCGTGTTCTGCCAGTTCGTCGTGCACGAACGCTTTGATTTCAGCAGCAACGCCGTCATGGGCGCTTCGATTTTGCTCGATCATCAGCGAATCTTCCGGCGAGCATCGTCCCAGCGGGCATAAACGGTCAGGCCAAGGCCGATAATCGTTGCCACTGGAGAAAGGACGGCCATCACGGACGCACCAAGGAACGGAGCAACGACCTGTACCGCTGCCGAAACGTCCTGCGCATTGATCGGAAGCCCGCCTGACGCCTGGTCGGCAATCACCGTGCCAACCGTTCCCGCCGCGGCAACTACGGCGCCCGCAACCGTGCGCGATTGCGTCAGCGGCTTTGCCTTTGGATCAAACCCCGCCATTACGGCGGCGCGCTGATACACGTCATCGCCAAACCAGTCATCCTTGCCGTAGCTTCGCGGGTCGCCATTCTCATGCCTGACGATTGCCCGGGTAACCGATGTGCAAATGTACTCATCGAGGAAATCAACCGGCTCGTCAGGATCAAGCCCGGTCAAGCGCGCAACATGCTGTACGTAGGCGCCAGAGTTGTTCTCTCCAGGCGGCGCCCAGCGATTAACCGCGTCACGAACGGTCTTGATGTCGTGGCGCTCCTGGTAGTTGATCAGTACGCGCATGATGGCTCGCAGGCCGGCTTCTGGCTTGTCGAACACCAAAAAGCGCTGGTCGCTAGACTGGTCGGCAGACATGCCAAGCCAGCGATCTTTCCCGCGCTCGATGTTGCCCGGGTTGTTGTTGCGGATTCCTCGGGGAAGTGACTTAGACATTGACCGGCTCCTGTTCTTGGATTGGCTCTTCGAAGCTCTCCATTGCCCATGAACCGTCGCCCTGCTTTACGGCCCTGCTGCGCTTTATGACTGGCTTCTGCCCGCCCTCAACGAATACCTGAACCGGTTGTTGCGGCGGCTGCGCAATGGCTTGAGCGATGGCATCAATGCGCTCCATCAGCGCCTGCAGAACAGCGGATTCCTGCGCCTCATGCGCCTGGCCTTCAACCGGTGAAGCACTCGCTTCGTTCTGGCGCTGAATGGCTTCAAGCTGAACCTGCATGCGGTCGGTTTCGGCCTTGTAGCTCTCAATCTGCAGCTTCTGCTCGTCGATTGCCAGCTTCTGCTGCTCGGCCTGCTTGTCGCCGGCCATTGCCTCAATCTGCTGCTGCGACTGCTGCAGCGCGGCCTGCAATTGCTCGATCTGCTGACCGGCAACAATGATTGCCTGCTGAACGTGCGGCGGAACCTGTTGCTGCTGCTGTTGCTTCTCACCCTCTTCGTGTTGCTTGATTTCAGGCGGCAGCATCAGCTTCAGGCGCTCGGCGATTTCTTGGGCGTATGGCATGTCCATCGCCTTGAACATCAGGTCACCGATGATCTGCATCATCTGCGGATTGGCCTGCGCAACCTGCGTCATGAAATCGGCCGCCTCCTGGCGCTTCGTCGTGTAGGCCGGGCCAACGGTAATTGAAACGTCGTACTTGCCAAGCGTCGGGTTGTAAATCTTGGCGATCACGTTGCCGGCGTTGTCCGTGCGCTCAACCATCGGCGCCTCGCTGTCCGGATTGATTTCCGCCGTCTCCACGCTGCCGTCTTCGCCCAGGATGCGCACGACACGCTGCGTGTCGTAAATCTTCGGGATCAGATCAATCAGAATGCGGCCGACCTGGCGAATGGAGCGGGACAGGTTGTCGATGAAGTGGAACGTTGCGTTGTCCGCTTCGCGCTGGCGGGCCATGATGGCTTTGCCGCTCTTCTCGTTGGACGGCGCCCCGATGGCGGCGTTGTACATGCCGAGCGCCGACTGAATGTCGTGCTCGGTCATCTGCATGGCCTGCAGCCAGCCGGTGGGCACGTCGGCGCCGGGCTGGCGCTGCGGCGGCGGAACTGGCGTGCCGTTGATGTCGGTCGGCTTGTAGGTCAGGACCGGCATATTCGATGTATTGGCGTTGGCCCACTCGCTTTCGTGGCCCTCGATCTGGCCTTCAGCGGCGATGAAAGGCGCCTTCGGGACAAGCGCCACGCGCTCGACGTAGGCCGACACGCTGTAGTTGTACATGCGCTGGCCGTCGATGGCGTCATGGATCAGGCCGGTAACCTGGCGCTGGCCGGCAACGTCGATGATGTGCCCATACACCGGGACAATCGGAATGAACTTGCTGGGGAATTCCTGGCGATCAAGCACCTCGTTGGCGGTCAGCTTGTACCAGACCACCTTTTTCTGCCGGATTGTGCGCGACGGGGCGCCCTTGATCTCGATGCGTGAAATGGTGCCGTCTGCGGCTTGCCAGACTGTGGCCGGGCTTTCCTCGATGCGGAAATACTCGGCGATGCGGATTGTGTCCTTGCCAATCCATCCCGATCCGGACTTCTCGTTGTCATCGAACGGGCACGGGTCAGCGTTCGGATAATCGGCCTCGAAAACGTCGCGCGGAATGTCATCGAAGCAGAAGCCGTAACGGGCGTCGCTACCGTCGACATTCACATGATCCGGGTCGAGGTAGCAGGAGAACGGATTTCGCACCGTCTTGATAAATGCATCCTGCTCGAATGACTCGTCGTCGGCGTAGTCGGTCAGTACGCGGATAAAGCCGAACCCGGCGCGGACAGCGAACTCGATGGACGTGTCGTAGGCGATGTCGGCCCGGCTGTTGTCCTCGATATGACGAACAAGCCCCTGCAGCATGTCAGCAACTTCGGGATCAGAGCCGGAATCTACCGGGCGAACCTTGATCGCCGGCTTGTTCTGGCGCGAGTCATTGACGACCTGGCGCACGTATTGGCCGAGCTTATTGACGGTCAGGCACGGGCGAGCGCCGTTCGGGTCGTTCTCGCGGGCCCGGCGCACTTCATCGGGCCACTGCTCACCCAGCGAAAACTTGAGGTCTTCAAGCGCGCGAGTGCGGTTTTCGTTCTCCGCTTCCTCGCAATACTTGAAGCGTTTCAGCGCCTCTTCGATGATCTTCTCATCGCCGGTTTTCTTCGCTGACTCGCTCATTTCTGGCCCCGTTGACGCAAAAACGCCCGGTAGGCTTGTGGCCTCCGGGCGCATTGACTGGATACTATCGATTTGTTCGAACTATAGTCACACTGATAGTAATAGTCAAACGCTATTTTACACTCTAGGTTTCATTGCTTCCGATTGCGCGCTGGCCCATCGTCACAATCCTCCCGAAGCTATGGCCGCGCTCTTCGGCCTGCAAGCAGAGTTTTGCAGCGTTTATTTCGCACTGAATGTTGTCGTTCAGAACCTTCATATTTGCGGCGATTGCCATACCTTGCGAAACATCTAGGCCTCCGTCGCGGATCTGCATTATCGTCTGGATAATCAGCCGCCTTGCATCTCCAAAATTCCGCACGTCAGTAATAATTTCATTGCTCATTTCAATCTCCGGCTTAAAAGTAAAAATATTTGATATTCGCCAGATACCCCGGTGAATTTCTTTTTATACAAAACCCTAACGAAGTCAAAAAAGTCACGGTCATAACGGCTGGCAGGTGGTTTTCCGCGCAGCATTCCAATGGTCCAGCACTCAAGGGGAAGAGCAGCCTTCTCTACAGCAGCCCACGAGCAAGGCGATGCGCATTTGCTTAGCGAAAACGCAATTCGTTTAATTTCCATCCCCGGTATCCATCTGTCACGACTGATCCGCTCCAACGCCCACCTAACTCGCAGGCTCGGGGCGTGTCTATGCATTTTCTTGTGGGCAATCTGTTCTATAACCATCTGCCTACCCACCAACCGCAATTGCATCAATAAACACGCCGATCTGCTCATGGGCGGTATGCAGATACTTGAACATCACGCTTTTCTTGATCCCAAGCCGGCCGGCCACCGCTTCAGCCCCGCCGTTGCGCTTGTAATACTCGATGACGCAATGCTTTAGCAGGATCGGCAGGGAATCGACGGCGCGCGTCACGTCGCCGAAATCAGACGCGCCAATCCCGAACGGCTCAGCCGACTTGAACACGCCAGATGACGGCGAATCCCTGAACATCGGCGACGTGCTCGGGTAACCAACCGCACGCGATTCCGTCGATATGGACCACCGCGCCCAGCGCGAAAGCAGCATGTCGATGTGCGCGATCAAATCAGCCTCCCATCCAGCTACCGGCACCCATTGGCCGGCGAACAATGGTTTTCTTCTCGGCCGGCTTGCTGGCCTTGCGCACGCCTTCGCAGGCATAGCGCAGCGCGTCGATTACGTGGTTGTCCTTGTCATCGAGAATCGGCAGCACTTGACCGGTGAGCGGGTCGGTCTTGTACTTGTAGAGCGTCAATTCGTCGATTAGGTGCGTGCAGCGCGGATGCACAACGATGTCGTAAGACTTCAGGAACTCGACGCCTTCTTCCAGGCTGCCGGCGCCCTTGATTGCGCTGTTGATCTTCGGGAAGCCATGCTTGCGCATGTAGCTGATCGTTTCTGGCCGGGCTGAGTCTGCGGTGATGAACCATTTGCGCGAATCCGGCACGCGGTCGAACAGGTCGGGCAGTTGATCGATTTCGCAGCCGACCATGTACGCCTCGTAATCGACCAGCAGGCGCCGGCCTTCGAGATAGCAGCGGATTAGAACCGAAGGATCGACCGAGAAGCCCCAGTCAGCGCCCAGCCTGAACACGGCGCCGGCCGGTGCCTCGAATTCCTCGACAGTCCAGTTCTTGAACACGCGGGCCTCGCTGTGCTGCTCGTAGCCGCCGAGCCAGACATGCGCGTATTTGTCCGGGTCGCGGTTGCGGTCATATTCCATTTCGGCAAGCAGCACGCTCGGCAGAAACGGATTGTCCGAATAGTTGGCATTGACCACGACCGCGCCTGGCGGCGTTGAATCGCTCCGCAGCAGCGCGTCGACCGGGTCGGTCTTGTTGCGCGGGTTCCATGAAAACCAAAGCTCAGAGCCTTCCATGCGAATGGTCGGGCGCAACAGGTCAAGGCTGCGCTGGCTCAAGCTCTGCGCTTCTTCCACCCAGGCGATGCGATAGCCCTCCAACGACTTGATCGTGTCGGCCGTGTGGTTCTGCATGCCCTGAAAGATGATGCGCCCGCCATTCGCCGACTCGATGTGCGTGTTCAGGACACGGAATTCACTCTGCACGCCAATCGCTTCAATCTTGGCCTCGATCAGCTTTTTGACCGACTGATTGAGCGACTTCTGCACTTCGCGGATGCAGACGATATCAGTCTTCGCAGCAAGCGATTCCTCGACAATGCATTCGGCAAAGAAGTGTGATTTTCCGGAGCCTCGGCCGCCCCAGGCGCCTTTGTAGCGGGCCGGGCCGAGCAGCGGGAGATAGACGCGGGGAGTGTCGATTACTAGCTCGGTCATTGGCCGCCCGCCTTCTTATCAACCACGCGCCGGGTAATGGCGGTCACGGTGCCGCTGTGCTCGATCTTCAGCGGCTCATTGAACCCATGCATGTCATTCAGGACGCGCACGGCAGCAGTTTTATCCTTCCGGCTGGCATCGGCGTCGGTGGCGATATCAGCAAGGATTCGGACGCTGTCTTCGCGCTTCCATAGCGACTTTTCCGACAGCTGGGCCTTGAGTTCATCGACCCTCCCCGCAATATCCCTGTTTGTCATCAGTTCGCTAGCCCGCTTGATGACCGTCTCCGGCTTACTCCGCGCACAGTCAAAAGCCGCCCGGTACGCATCTGCCTGACTCTTCCCGCTCGCCACTTCCTGCGCGAACTTTTCCTGCTTTGTCGTGAGGCTCATTCCATCTCCCTGTAAAGCGTGCATTTCCCCTTGCGTCCTACCTTCCGGCCACGTCCGCAACTGGTGTAAATCTTTTCCCCTGAGGCATCAAAGCTCAGGTGCTTGCATCCTTTGCAGCCGGCGATTCGGTTCTCGACGGCGTTTTCCTTGCCGATCAGGACTTCGAGCGGGTCGCGGTAGGCGCGGGCTGGGAGTGCCTTCATGCTTCGACCACCTCCACAACAGCCTGCGCCGTCTCCGCATACCGCTTGCGCAACACCAACTCGACAACCTGGCAGTCGTCCTTGAACACGACGCCGTTCATCGCATCGAGAATGCCCTTGGCGACGTTGTCCAAATCCGGCTTACTCGTCGGACGCGAAACGCCAGAAAGCGCTTCTATTCGCTTTTTCTTGCTCCAGCTAAGCGCAGGCATTACCGAGACATCAATCGTGCATCTGACAGCGATTGCATACGGTTCCTGCCCATCCATGGCGCGATGCGCGGCGAGCTTTACGAGGTTTTCGTAGTTCGCGGTCTTCTCCGGCGTGTAAGTCGAGACAAACGCGCCGCGCTTGGCGAACCTCGGGCGGCCCTTGCCGACTACAGCACCGGGAACGGTGAATTTCACGATCATTTCTTTCGAACCTTTCCGGCCTGAACGGCCTTTGCCTTGACCTGCTGAGCGAATTCTTCGCCCTGCGTTTCCCGCATGTGGCGCAACTGGCGAGCCTGGCCGCTGCGCGATAGCTGTTGCCCGATGATCTCGACAGCCTCGGTCATGCTGGGGAGGCGGCTTCCGATCACTTCACCACCTCGACCGGATGCGCCTTCAGCCATTCCGCCGTTTCGTTCCGGGCAAGTTGCTCGGCCTCGTCCTTCGGCATGCCAGCCTCGAACTGCAGGACGGCGGCGCGTTCTTCGAAAAGCTCGCGGGCAAGTTCGTGGCGCTGGGCGTTGGTCATGCTGCGCGCCTCTGAACCGGTTGCCACTGGCGATCTCGATAGACCTTCAGCAGATGTCCGTCATCGGTGCAGATGCCCTTCTCGACCATCTCGGCAATGCACGGCTCGAAGCGCTGGTCACGCTTGGCTGCGTCGAAAATGAGTTTCAGGTGCATTGATCCTCGCGGATGCGTTGCCCAATGCGTGTCGATGCCGTCCGATGGCTTGGCCTTGACGGATGCAGCGACCTTCTCGGCCATCTCCCGGTTGCGCTCGATTTCGTCGGCGGTTGGCTTGTGGGGCAGCGCCAGGCCAGACTGCGTAGCTGGCGCCCGGCGACACGCAGCGATGAACTCGGGAAGCGTCGGCGGGAATGGCTGGTCTCCCAAGGCCCGCAGTGCGTAGGCGATGCGCTCCGGTTGGTCTCGGAAGCCGGCCAGTTCTTCGGCCCACGTTTCGCGGACGTTCTCCATGTCGCAATCGCGCCAGCGGTCGATGAACAGCGAGCCATACCGGGCCTCGAACTTCGAGAAGATTTTCGAAATCCAGTTGTCAGGCAATGCGCTGGCAATCGGCGGTGATATCGCGTTCAGTGTTGGCAGTCGGTCGTTCATGGCTTGGGCTTCTCCCGGTCAAAATCATCGATGCGGCTTTTCGTTCGTCGGATACGGTTTGCCGTCGAGTCGGAGAGGCGCGGGCGTTGGCGGTGATTTGTTGCGGGTCATCCAGCAAGGCCTTGGCGATGTACTTCAGGCCAATTCGTTGGTTCGGCATAGCGGCCATCTTGGCTTTCGCCACCTCGATGATTTCCTCGTTGGTGCGCTTGGCGAGAATCTGCCCCCAGGTCGATTCATCGAGGTAGTGCGGAGCGGCGTCAGCCATTCCGGCCTTGCGGAGTAGTCCGCAGACCAAGCCTTTGCGCGTGCCGTTCACCGGTTGAGTACACGACACGCTAGAAGGTAGGGGTTTTATATCTGTATCTGCTTCTGTATCTGCTTCTGCTTGGTTGAACGTTTGTTCAACGTTCGTTGAACGCTCGTTGAGCGCTTGTTGTTTCTTCGCCTTTTTTGCAGCAGCAGAAGCCTTGCCTGCCTCGCTGTTTTTGGTTGATTTGGCACCAACCGCAGCAAGATCAGCATCAATTCTCGGGTGCGACCATTCATCGCCATTGATGACGAAGAATTCGGCGATGTCGTCGCGGTTTTGTTGCCATTCTTCGTTTGACATTCGTGCAACGTTCGCTAAACGTTCGTTGCGGTTGTCGAGTGGCTTTCCTCGCTGCCAGTAGTTCATTATTAGGAGCAGGTAAGCTCCATGCTGGGCCGCGTTAAGGTGCGCCGTGTCAGCCAAATAGTCAGCAACGTAAAGTTGAATATATGGGAGGGCGGCCATTACCCGATCCCCCCTTCAATCTTCCGCTGCGCTACAGCCGCCAGGAAATGCGCGGTGATTCCAGTCTCCCCAGCCTTACCCAACAGACCGATATCAATCTCGCCATCGCCGGCATCGATCACCCATAGCAGCGTGTGCGCCGCGCCGTGTTCGCCGGCCTCAATAGCATCAGCAAGAATGCGCAAAGCCTCCGGAATGTTCTGCGCGGCGTAGTGCTCGGGGAATTTGACGACGTTCAGGGTCATGCGAATAACCTCCCTTGTGCATAGGCGGCTTCGATGCGCTTGCAGGCGATGTCGAAATACTTAGGTTCGCGCTCGATGCCGTAGAAGGTCTTGCCCATGTTGGCGCATGCCACGCCTGTGGTGCCGCTTCCCATGAATGGGTCGGCTACGGTATCCGTGTTTTTTGGTGCCAAATCTATGCACCATTCAATGACTCGGATTGGCTTCATTGTTGGGTGATACTTCCCGCTGTAATCCCGATTCGCCAGCGGGTCATGTGAAATCACGCGGACATTTGCATCCATCGACGTCCATGCTAGTTCTGCCTCTGCATAGGTTCTCCCCTTAAACCCAGCGCCCTTATCCCAAACCAAAATGCAGCGAGAAGGCGGAAGTTCAAAGTAGTTTCCACCCCAAAGAATTGCGCTTGAACCAAGAGAAACGACGCTATCAATCAGTTCTTTTGATGGCGGTTGCTTATCCCAATCAAGTTTTTCAAAATCATTTAATCCTTTGTACCCAACATTCCCACCGTCCATGCCAATCCCATAAGGTGGATCTGTAAGCACAAGATCAACCTTCGGAATATGCGGCAGAATTTCCCGGCAATCGCCGAGATACAGATGGCAGTTGCCAATGATTTCGGTAGGTTTCATGCCTTCCTCCCGCACCCGTGGCACGTAAAAGCACCGCCAGCATCAAACGATCCGCTGCGAGTAGTACGCCGTCCGCCGCAGCATTTGCAGCGCGTCAGCGATGGAATTTGATTAACGCCGGCCATCTTCGAATGGCTCTCGTCGGTGGCGATGCGCTTCAGCGCAAGGACTTGGGCGGAGGTGTCGAACATAATCAGCCCTCCTCCTCGCATTGATCGCCGGCCAGCAGGATGTAAAGCAGGCCACAGCCGACAACAACGAACGGCGCAACGCAGATCGCGCCCAGGATGAATTCTTCAATCTGTACGGTCATTTCGTGACCCCAAGCGATTCGCCGGCCAGGTATTCCAGAGCCTCAAGGCGTTTCGGGTTAATCGTCTGCTCTTCGGCATCGACCAGCTTCAGGCCCATGGCGGCAAGCGCCGGGCCAATCTGATCGATCTTCAGGCCGCGTTCGCCGGACAGGAATCGGCTGATGAACGTGTCGTCCGTGCCGATGGCCTCGGCTACCTGTTTTCCGGTACGACCCGCAATACCCCGGCGAATCAGCAATTCGGAGTTGCTATCGATTGCGCTCATATCGCCCTACTCTGCAATCAAGGAGGAAGGCAGCCATGCGAAACGACCACCGAACCAAAAAGATGCCCGGCCAGCGTTTAAGCCGACCGGGCCAAGCGCGGGTGTCACACCGCAGGAGGGAGACATCATGGAAAGCATTAGGCGGCTGCCTTGTACATTTCGAAGCAGTCGCGGGTTGTAACGTCGCCGGCCGACAGGTCTTCGATCTCAATGGCGCGTTCAAGCGTTACGCGAGTCGTGCCGTTGATCCATTGACTGACCAAGCCCTGCGACACGGGCGGCTTAAGAAGAGCGCCAAAGTCCGATTGCGACAGGCTCTTCACATCAAGGAATTCGTTGAGTTTCATGGGCGGTCCTAATGATTGGCCCACGAATATTAGTCGGACTATTGTTGCACGTCAATAGTCTGACTGTTTGTTTTGCTCATTAGCGAGGCTGATAATCCAACCATGCCAGCACAACCACTAACTGAAGAGCAACTCGCCGACGCAGAAAGACTGAAAGCCGTCTTTATCCGCGAGAAGAAAAGTCACAAGAATCTGACCCAGGAGTCGCTTGCCGAGGCTTGCGGATGGAAAACGCAGGGAACGGTCAGCCAGTACATGAACGGGAAAATCCCGCTCAATCTTCCGGCGCTGTGCAAGTTTTCCGAAGCGATGGAAGTTGATCCGGCGGAAATAAGCCCATCGCTTGCGTCGACAATGGTGATTTCTGGCTCGATAAAGGCAACGGCCGCCAACAGGGTGCTATCAAGATCACTGTCTGCGCCGCCTTCTGTTTCCAATGAAGTGCCGTCCGTTACTTATGCACAGATCAAGGCGGCGGTGAGTGGCGTGCTGAAAGCCTTTGGCCTCGACTATTCCGATCTGGTGCCAAATGAGCGCGCTGTAGAATCTGAAATATCCGGCAAACTATGCCGTTCGTCTAATACCGGAAAACCGGTAGTGGTGGCAGAATCCTCCCCATCGTCGAATCGATTTCTTGGTCACCTACTAATTGATAGCGATGCGCCGGATGCAAAAAAAAACCCGCGAAAGCGGGCTGAGGGAGAGCAATGATCCGGCGGGGCAAACTTCTTGGGTTTGCAGTGGCTGCGCGCGGAGACGGCGGGGTGGAAGCCTGCCGTTTGCTTTTTAGGATTCAAGTAGAACATGGGACAGCTTTGCAAGCCAGTGCGTCACTAGTGGAGGATCGGCGGTAGCAACGCCAGCGGTTGCGGCAATGACTTTTCGATTCGGACGGATTGCAACATATGCTATACCAATTACCTCCCCGCGTTCGGCGAGGTCGGCTAGTTCGCGAAGAACTTGTGCCGTTTCGGTTGAACGTACTGCATTGATTGCGTATGGGCCGCGTCGTCTCATTGGCAGAATTATAACCTTAGTCATAGTTGCCATTTAAAAGCCCGGCTATCCGTGAGGACGCCGGGCTGTGATTTCGCGTTTTACCTTCTGTTCAATTGACGCGGATTGCGAAGACTTCAACCGGATCAGGGCCAAAGTGCGGGTGCATTCGCGTCTGTAACTCAAAGCCGCGCCATGGTCGTTCAATGATCCGTTCGGTATCGCCGGTTTTCGGATATCCGCGCTTGATGAAAATTCGGTCGAATGACTTTCCTTCAAGGCGTTTTGCCCACTTCGACACCAGGCGAAATTCAAACAGCTTCGTACCGGCTTTGATCTGGTCGAAGTATTCGCCTTTCAGGTTCAGGTGAAGGTCAGCCATGATCATTTTCCTAGTCAGTTAGAAGGCGGTGCCGGCAGTGGCATCCAGTGGGTTACGTCTTGCGCATCGCCTATCTGGCCAGATGAATTATCAAAGAACCCGCCTTCTGTTGACTCATGCGCCGCGCGCCACCAACAAAAATCAACTTGCGATACGTCATGCGCGCAGCTTGAGCATTCGCCGTCAGGGCTACTCCACCTCTCTGCGCCAACCCATCCTAGGAACAGAGTCCCGTCCTTCGGCGCAGTTTCAATCGGTTGCCATTCCATCACCGTTCCTTTTCCTGGTTAGCGCAGACCGTAGTGGTCAGTGAGTTCAGCAATGCGAGTGGCGCGGCGGACATGCTCGGCAACGGCCTCGGCGCTCGGATCAACTTCTCCCGACATCACCGCAGCGCAATACTGCTCATCCTTGCGGACCAGGGCCAGCAACTCCTTCACCTCCCGACGCATGTCGTCAAAAATCATGGCGTTCTTTTCCGTGGTGTTAGTTGCTAGTGAAAATCAAGCGCTTCGCCGGCAGCAGCAGCAGCCCGAAGGCCATCAACGAACTGTTGTGTCTTTTCGCGCCAATGACAAATGTGTCCACCGGCTTGCTCATCTGGAAGAAGCGGAATGAGCGCTTCAAGCGCGTCAGCAATCGGTCCGCAGTTCTCGGCTGCAATTTCGCCATCGCAATCACTGTGGTAAAGCAACTCATGGAGCGGGCTAGGCTTTAAGCAATCCCACTGGATCGGCAGATGGTCATCAATTTCCGCCAGGTGCGGCCGAGATTCATGACCAAAAGCAGGCTCGTTTGTATTAATCCCGTGATACAGAGTCGGTATTCCCGGGCCTTTGCTGCCCAGTTTGGAGTAGAACCCATCCATCAGCTCAAGAGGCGGCAATCCGGCCACTTCCGCCAGCATCTTTCGCCACCGCATAAACGCGCCGTATGCACCATGCCAAGCGTTGTGAGAGCAATCCAATCCCATGGTCGTTCCTTTTCTTATCTATTTCGCTTGTCGTAACCGCGCTCAAGGATTGAGACATATTCGACATGTATTCCATACTTCTCAGCTATTACGCCCCGTGGAACACCGGCCAATCGCTGCCCTCGAACATCGGCTATTACGTCTTGAATCTTAATCAAAGGATTGGTTCTTCCTTTTGATACCCGCGACCGAGCTTCCTCGTATTCTGGAATGAGTTCTTCCGGATGCCTACTAAGCATCTTCCAGAAGGCGGTCATTCCCATAATTCCAGTCGCCTTTACTGCACTGTTTAACGAGACATTGAAATCAACCATGTGCTTAAAAATAGCGATGGCATCTCCAATGGAAAAAGGAGATTCGGAAACTGGTGCTTTAGAAACATTTATCTTTGACTGAAGAACCTTTGCTGCGCTTGTTCTTTGTGTTTTTGTGGCTGCACTCTGCGCTGCACGATCAATCATTGATCGCATGACGCCAAGACGAAGCACGTTTTTATCGCCATTCTCTTTGTTTTTTGCCTTTGTTCCTTGGCTTGTTAAGCCAGTCCTGAACGGAAGGCCAAATCGCTCTTTGTATTCATCGGAGCTAATTCCGTGCTTGCTGATGTGTCCGGTTAGTGCCTTATAGGATCTGCCGCAAATCAAACAGGTGATCTTTTCTCCGTGCAAATACTCAGACACATCGCCGAGATTTGTGAATTTGCTCTCTTTCGGAAACCCCGGAAGAGGATATAGATCTTGTTTCTTTGTCACGTTCCTTCATTTTCCTATGCGTTATGCGGTTCGGCAAACTTCGCTAAGCACTTCATGGAGCGCTGTTGGGTTCAGAGCCTCGTTGCCCTGTGCAAGCCTAACGGCGTCCGTGGCCGCTTCATTCGCAGCATCATCCGGCCACCCGAGCGACTTGCAATGCTCCGTCACCTGAGCGGTCAGCGTTTTGATACCAACCGCAGCTAAAAAACGTTCTTTCAACATCGCGTTTTCATTCCCCTTTTCCTATTCAGGTTGCGCCAACTCGGATTGAACGCGTTTTTTGTCGGCGGCCCGGTCAAATGGGATGGCTTTCCAGAGCTGGCAGCCGCCGTCTTCGTCGACCCGCCCATCGCGCAACAAACACAGCCCAGAGTTGCCGGCCAAGTGGCGCATTTTTTGGAAGTGCTGACAACCTGAACATTTGCGGCTCATGTCTTTTCCGTGGCGTTTACTTAACGTAAGGTCCGTATAGCTCTGCGTGCAGTTTCAGGCCGTCAGAATCGAGTCCGGGTAGCATCTCCTGCGGCTCTCCGCATTCACCCTTGCGATACACAAAGCAATCCGGCCCGCAACCTCCTGAGATGCCGACGTTGAAACACTCGCTTGTCCCTACCGGATAGTTTCCGGTATTCGCCAGCGCGTTGCCATGCTGCAATGCTTCAAGTTCGTTTCTCGGAGCAGGCTCGAACATCAATTTCATTGGTTCAGCCGAGTCTCGTTTTCTTGTCGAGTGCCAGCGCCCGAATGTTGACTTGTTCTTCGCAACCTCTTGCGCAACAAATTCTTGCTTGTTCATGCCGGTTCCTTTTCCTTGTTAGTCGCCATCGTCTTCAGGCTCATGCGGGCTTACCCGCTCTGCCAGTCGGCGAAGACGCTCAATTTCTCGGGTCAGCGCAAGCTCTACGCTGCCGAAGTGATTGCCTTCTTTTCTGTAGTCTCCGCTGAAACCGGCAATCTCATTGGCTCTGCGATTGAGAATCTCGGCGATCTGATTACGTTCGCTCTTTGTCAGTTCGGCTTCCACAGTCCGTTTTCCTATTCTTTCGGCGCCGGGCGTTCGCCACGGCCGCACAGATGATTCCATCGATCATTCCAGAATCGCGCTTTGTCTTCACACCGCTCTGCTTTGGCCCTGTCGCCCGCTTCGTTCGCGTCCGTCGCCAAGGCAAGCCAGTGGCGGCAGCGAACATCTGCGTCAACCTGTCGCTCTTGAAGAGTTTTGGCCGGCATGGTCGTTTTCCTTGGGCTACAGATCAAAATCAGCCAGCAGGCTACGGAACGCTTCGGCGGCCTGATTGACTTCGGTGATGGCTTGCCATTTCTGGTCAGGCGTCAGCGGGAACATTCCTTCATCTTTGTCTGCGTCGTCAGCCAGGCGCTCAATCACGACTGCGACCTTTTTGGCATCTTCCCGCGTCAGCGAATACTCAGGGTCCATGTAGCGCTCACCAAGGCCTTCCGAAAATGCACGGTTCAGGACATTGAAATCGCGCTGGCGAATGACCAACAACTTTTGCAGAGAGATTTTCATGGTGCGTTTTCCTTTGTTGGTTGCGTTAATGCTTCTTTAGTGACTCTAATGTATCACTGGTGAATCATTAACGCAACACCTATGTTGCATTTCTTTTCGATAATTCAGCAGCCAATCCGCGATAAGCAGACGCAACTTGCGGCTCCACGGCCTGCTGCGCCTTCTCGTACCGGCCGATCTGAACACGGCTTTTTCGCCAGAGCAGGCCAAGCTCGCTCTGCGTCAGTCCGCACTGTTTCCTGATTGCTTGAGCGTCTTCGCCGTACATCGTTGCTATCTCCATCTTCCATGCGCCATATGAAACACCAATGTTTCATCATAGCACCTCGGCGAACATTTCTCGCATCGTTGCGGGATTGACTTCCAGATAGGGCATGACGTGATCGAGTTCGGCATGGCCGAGCAGCGCCTGTACGGTTTCAAGCGATTCGCCTGCCGCCATGAGCCTGGATGCGAACGTGCGCCGGCCAGAGTGGCTTGAGGCATCGAATAGGCCCGCAGCGCGGTACAGTCCCTTGATGTAAGTCTGCAAGCTGTCGGCCGCCAGGTACTCGACAACCTCGCCGGCCGCGTTCCTGGCCCGCTTCGTATTGAGTTCGTAGGGGCCACCCTTCCACGTCAGGATTAGCTTGGTCGCTGGCATCAGGCCGCGATACTGCCGGCCATCTAGCGAGCAACCGAAGCGCTTGGCATTGCGCCACTCTATGTACCGGTCCATTGCGGCAATTAGCTTCGGGTTGGTCAGGTAGGCCAGGCGCTGCCGGCAGCCCTTGGTAATCTCGGCGCGCAGGCTGATTTCGCTGCGCAGTCGGCCCGATGGATGCAGAACGTCGGCGACGGTCAGGCGGGCGGTTTCTGTGACGCGCATACCGCAGGAGAAGCCGAGCCACAGAATCAGCACATCCCGTTCGGGGTGGCGGCTTGTTGCTTCGGTGACGCGAAGTAGATGGCGAAGTTGCGACGGCAGTAAAACGGCTGCACGCTTGGTCATGGTGGCGGTCCTCGTAACGCGATTGAAAGAGTGCGCGTTACGATTGCATGCCATGCAGATCGCCCGACTAGATTACAACATCATGGCGCCGCGTATCAAGCGGCGTCATCGGAAAGACCAGCCGTTCCGATCAGCCGCCAGCTGGGCGGATTTTTTGCGTTCAATGAAAAAATATCAGTCGGGCTATTGACTCACTAATATTAGTCATCCTATTATTCACTCCAGCAGCAAAACAACGCAAACGGAGGGAATCATGGATCACGCAATGAAGCACCGCCAGGCCGTCATCGCCTCGGCAACCTCGAAGCAAACCGCCGAGCAGAACGTCGACGCGCAGATTGCCCGGCTTGCCGCGAGCAACGAATCGAAGCGCATTCGCGCCATCAACACGCTTGGCGCCAAGTGGGTTTTGCACCCGGCATACGACTCGCGCCGCTGCGCTCACCATCATCCGTCGTTCAAGTCGTCGGCCATTCTGACGGTGTTTTTGCATGGCCGCATGGCTTCTGAGATGGGGCGGGTTTAATCATGACCATCTGTACCCACACCGTCGAATGCGGCCCGCTCGGCGAAGTCGAACTGACCGTCAGCTACAAGTACCGCACCCCGCGCAATGGTCGCGGCATCGAGCCGAACGAGCCGGAAAGCGCTTCGATTTACTGGATCAAGGTTGGCGGCGCCAATGGCGTCGAAGTCTCGGTCGCGGATGACTACGTCGCGGACGAGATTATTCCGGCCTGCGTCGCTGACTGGAATGGCGAGACTGAGGCTGCGGCTGAGCAGTACTCCGATGCGGTGCGCTTTGAGCGCATGGAGCGGGAAAGGCTGGCCGCGTGATGGCGCCCAACCTCACCAACATGGTCCGCGCTCCGATCTACGACTTCGAAGTAATGATGCACCGCAATCGCTCACTGAACGCAGTCCAGAACGCCCGCAAGCGGATTGCCTACGTCAAGGCGCACAACGCCGACGAAGCGAAGCGCGACGCGGCCAAAAAGAACCCTGAATTTATCGCAGTTTCTGCACGGAGAGCAGCATGAGCAATGCATTGATGACCCTTACCAACACCCTGGCCGCTCGTTTCGAGCTTGGCGATGGCAGCGGATTGATCGACACCCTGAAGGCAACCGCCTTTAAAGGCCAGGTATCTGACGCGCAAATGACCGCGCTACTGATTGTCGCCAACCAATACGGCCTTAACCCTTGGACGAAGGAAATCTACGCCTTCCCAGACAAGAACAATGGGATCGTTCCTGTTGTTGGCGTCGATGGCTGGTCACGAATCATGAACGGCCACCCGCAATTCGACGGCATGGAATTCGACCAGAACGAAGAGGCTTGCACTTGCCGAATCTTCCGCAAGGACCGCAGCCGCCCGGTGTCCGTCACCGAGTACATGAGCGAGTGCAAGCGCCCGAATGTCGGCCCATGGGGCAGCCACCCGAAGCGGATGCTGCGCCACAAGGCAATGATCCAGTGCGCACGCCTGGCGTTCGGTTTTGGTGGAATCTACGACCAAGACGAGGCCGAGCGGATTAGCGAGATTGAAATCAACCAGATCCCGCAGCGCTCCGCTACTGAGCCAAAACAAATTGAAGCCCTGCCCGCCTACCCGGAAGCCGAGTTTTCTAAAAACCTGACCGCATGGGGTGAAGCAATCGCCGCCGGCAAGGCCAAGCCCGAGCAGATCGTTTCCCGCTCTGCCACCCGCTACACGCTTAGCCCCGAGCAAACGGCAGCAATTTACAACCTCGCCAAGCCGGCGCATGTCGATAACGACGGCGTAATCGATGCCGAATTCGTCAAATCACTTGAAGGAGCGCAAGCATGATCGAGCTACAGGTTCAGCAAGGCACTCGCGAATGGCTGAATGCCCGCGCCAAGTGCTTTAACGCCAGCGAAGCACCGGCCATGATGGGCGTCAGCGCCTATATGTCGCGCTCCGAACTCCTGAAGCAGAAGGCAACCGGCATCATTCCTGAGCCGGATGCCGCAACGCTTGGACGCTTCAATGCCGGCCACGAAGCCGAAGCAAACGCTCGCCCGCTGGTCGAAGCAATCATCGGCGAAGAGCTTTATCCAATCGTCGCCACGGATGACGAAGGCCGACTTCTTGCCAGTTCTGACGGGGCCACGATGCTTTGCAATATCGGCTTCGAGCACAAGCTGTGGAATGAAGGCGTCGCCGCCCAGGTGCGCGAAGGAAATGTGCCTGATTCTCACAAGTGGCAGCTTGATCAACAGATTGCCGTTTTTGGCTTTGAGAAGATCGTTTTTGTCTGCTCGGACGGCACGCCTGAAAAGTTCGTCTATTGCTGGTATTACCCGCAGCCTGAACGGATCGCGCAACTGCGCGCCGGCTGGGATCAGTTCGAAATCGACCTGAAGAATTACCAGCATGTCGAAGCAAAGCCGGCCGCCGTCGCCGAATCAATCGAAGACCTGCCGGCCCTTGCTGTTCAACTCACCGGCCAGGTTACCTCGTCGAATCTTGCAACCTTCCAGTCGGTCGTTCTTGATCGAATCAAGGCCATAAACACCAACCTTGTCACCGACAACGATTTCGCCACGGCCGACAAGATGGTTAAGTTCCTCGACGACGGCGAGAAGCGGCTTGATCTGGTCAAGGCGCAGGCGCTTTCGCAGACGGCCAGCATCGACGAACTGTTCCGCACTATCGACAGCCTGAAGGCGGAAATGCGCAGCAAGCGCCTGACGCTGGATAAGCTGGTCAAGGCTGAGAAGGAAAACCGGAAGGCTGAGATTGTCACGGGCGCGCACCGTGAGTTCTCCGACCACCTGGCTGGTTTGCTGAAGCGTGTCGGCGTTCCAATCCCGGCGATTGGAAGCTTTGCCGAAGCAATCAAAGGACTGAAGTCTCTCGACAGCATGCGCGACAAGGTTTCTGTTGCACTGGCAAATGCCAAGGTTGAAGCCAATGCCGTTGCCGATCGGATCGAAGCGAACCGGAAGACGGTTGATGATATGAGCCTGTTTCCTGATTTCGCCCAGGTATGCACCAAGGCGCCGGATGACTTCGCCGCTCTGCTGTCAATGCGCGTCGGCCAGCGCAAGGAAGCTGAAGAAAAGCGCCTTGAAGCGGAGCGCGAGCGAATCCGTGCCGAGGAAGAGCGGCGGGCCAATATTTTGGCTGCAGAGCAGATCGCGGCAGAGCGCCGCGCCGCTCAAGCGCAAGCGGATTTGCAGAATGCCAAGCCTTCCGAAAACCATATCGAGCAGCCGCTCGTAATGGTCGACCAGCCGGCGCCGGCAACCGTAAAAGAATCTTTGACAGTTGGACCGACCATCAAGCTCGGAGAAATCTGCGCACGACTTGGCTACACGGTAAGCGCTGATTTCCTGGCTTCGCTTGGATTTGAAGCAACGACCGAGAAGAACGCCCGGCTTTACCCGGCCTCGCAGTTCCCTGTTATCTGCCGAAAGATCGCCGATCACACGCTGGCGCTTGCCTTCAAGAAGGCGGCTTAACGATCAATGGGTGGCGCACATGCCGCCCCACCAAACCGAGACAAACAACATGAGCAACCGCCAATCCGTACTAATCGCCCTGCAGAAGCACGGCAAAAGCACCTATGACGACCTCGAACAAAGCACCGGCATCCAGCGCGACAAGCTGCGCATTGCCATCAACGATGCGAAGAAGGCCGGCCACGTCGACGCCGGCAAAGACACGGTCACCGGCTTGCCGGCCTACGAAATCAGCCGGTACGGTGTCGCCTGGCTGGAAAAGAACGGGCCCGACAAAGCCGAGCCTGAGCCCGCAGAAATGCCGACCGACAAGGAATGCTGCAATGCGGCCAAGGTCGTTGCGACGACGGCCGGCAAGGAGGTCTCTGACCTGCGCAACCGCATCGAAGAACTTACCCGCGACCGCAACGCGCACCGCGACGATGTACTGATGTGGGAACGGACAATGATGCTTCTGCTCAACGAAGACGGCATCGGGTCTGTAACTAAGGTCATCGAGAATATGAAGGCTGACATCGGCCACGCCCGCATCCAGATCGAAGCGCTCAACGAGCAACTGATGCACGGCCAAGAAGCGGCCGACGTCAAGGAAGCCGCTATCGGCTACCTTATCCGCGTCCCGGGCAAACGCTCGCTGATCCGCAGCAAGCCCGAAGGTGCGCATGCAGCGGCAATGTCCAGTGCCAGAGCTCATGGCCGCGCCGATGTGCTGGCGCTGGTTCCGATTGGCAAGGCTGTTCGCGGCGCCGAATGGAGGCCGAAATGAAAACCGCCTTCACCATCTGCGACGGCGGAAACTGCCCAAGCAAGACCAATTGCAAGCGCTACACCGAGCGCAAGTGTCACCCGGAAACGATGCCCGCCGCGCTTTGGGTTCGGCGCGAGGCTGGGGCAAATGCTTGCGATATGGTGCAGTGGGTCAAGACGGTTACTACGTTTAAGGAGTCGGCGGAATGATCTCTGACGAACAAATCATTGCGGCGGCTGGTGAGCCTGTGGCGCACGTCGGGCCGGTGTTCCAACTGTTCTACCGTGGCGCAGAGTCAATTGCCGCGATTGCGAAAAGGCGCGGACTTAAAGTTGGTTCCAATCTCTATACCGCCGACGCCATCCTCTCCGCAGCCAAGCCGCTACGCGAACGCATCGCCGAGCTTGAGGCTGATAACAATCGGATGCTGGATGCATTCGGAGAAATCATCGAGTACAGCGACGACGATGCCGCTGTGCTAACGGCCAAAGAAGCCATCTCCGCCCACAAGACTGGCGGTGCAGCATGAGCCTCAGCCTAGCCCTAGACCAAATCCAGCGCCCAACCTGGTGGACGTTCGAGCAGCACGCTCACCACGGCGGTTTCAAGATCAAAACCGAAACTGTCGAACGCCGCCAGAAGTTCCTTGACCACCTGAAGGCCGCCGGACGTAAGGTCGAAACCAAGGAACTCGAAACAACGTTCGGCCTGAAAAACGGCCAAGTATGGCACATCCTCAATCAACTGATCGCCGAAGGCTTGGTGAAGAAATACACCCCGCGCCGGTCTGGCTATCTGGTGGAGTTGGCAAAATGAGAAAGCAATGCAAACGCATCGTGCGCCGTGCGCTGGCGCCGACCATTGTAGCGATGCACCTCAATCCCGAGGTGAGTCTGCAGGAGCGCATGGCGGTAAAAGCGTTCGTCGGCGGCTGGTCAGCCAGTGCGCATTTCAACGTGCTGGCCGACTGCCGCGACATGCTGATTCTTGCAGCGTCCGAGAAGAACGACACGGAAACGCTTTCCGTCTGCTCGCTGGCCGGCGTGGCGCTGATGAACATCAAGGACCGCTACTTCGACAAGAAGAAGTTTGGGGCGACGGGCGATGAAGTGCGGGCGCTTGAGTTGCTGGTGAATGTCAGTGAAGAGTTTTGGAAACGGCAGCCGGGAGCGCTGTTTGTCGATGCGGAGGCGGCGCTTGGCCGGGCCCGGGCGATGCATGCCGAAGAGGCTTGTTTGAAGGAGGCGGCATGAGCGATATGCTATATGTAATCAGCGTGCATCACACGATGCGCGACCATCTGTACATCACCATATGGCGGCCCGATGACCGTGGGTATTGCTGGGCGCTGAGCCGCGCCGGGAAGTATCCGCGCGATCGCGTCATGCAGCATCTTGGCTACTACAACAGTGGGTGCAGCAATGTGGCGGTGCCGTGCGAGGTGCTAGATGCCATAGCCGTCCCGCCGCTTAAAGGACATCATGACAACGATGCCGGGCCGTGCGTCGAGAACAATCGCGCAAATTGGAAGCTGATTTTAGCCAACGTGATTGCGCCAACGCAGTATCAGTCACGGCCAGAATTCAAAGGCGCAAGACGAATAAAGGAGGCGGCCGAATGTTCCTAACTGACGACGAACTATTCGACCTAACCGGCTACCGGCGCAACGCTGACCGCTGCCGGTGGCTCAAATCGCACGGCTTCAAATTCGAGGTGTCAGGAATCGGAAGGCCTATCGTCCTTCGGTCGCACCTTGAGTCGAGGCTATCCGAGCCGTCCGCCGAAACTGAGCGGGTATGGACTCCGAATCTTGCCGCAATGAAGAAGGTGGCCTAGCATGCTTGGCGCCATGGGAAGAAAACGACAATCAAACCACGCGCTGCCGCCGCGCATGCACCTGAAGGCTGACACGTACTATTACGTGACCAGCACGACGCCGCGTAAGTGGATAAGGCTCGACAAAGACCTTTCTCGCGCAAAGCTCCTATGGGCGCAGCTAGAGACAGGTAAGCCGCTTGGCGGGTCGTTCTTCCCTGCGCTTCTTCAGCAGTGGCTAAAAAGTGAGCAATACACAAAGCTCTCAGAGGCTACGAAGAAAACCTACCAGACGCTAATCGATCTTCTGCCGCAGGTTTTCGATGGGCCAATGGAATCAATCAAGCCGATGCATGTAGCCCAGTTCATGGACACGCATACGTCAAAAGCCCAGGCCAATCTCGGCAGGGTAATCCTGTCGAATGTCTTTGACCATGCCATTCGTCGCGGAATCATCGAATGCCAAAATGCTGCAAAGATGGTTCCAAAATTCGTCATCAAGGGCCGAGACCGATACTTGACTGACGAAGAGTTCAGCGCGATTCGCAGCAATGGCAATGAAGTGGTCAAGGTCGCAATGGATATTGCTTACCTGACCGGTGCGCGGATTACTGACGTGCTGAAGATACGCCTTGCGGATTGCCAGGATGACGGCCTATTCATCCAGCAACACAAGACCGGGAAGCGCCAGCTATTCACCTGGTCAAACGAGTTGCGCGAAGTAATTGCCACCGCAAAAAAGCTGCCCCGCCCTGTTCGCGGCCTGCAGCTACTCTGCACCAATCGCGGAAAGGCATACACCTACTCGGCTTTCTACACGATATGGAATGGGGCATGCACGCGGGCCGGCGTTAAGAATGTTCACTTCCACGACATTCGCGGCAAGGCGGCTACCGAGGCAAAACAACAAGGCCAGGACTATCAAGCGCTGCTCGGCCACACCTCGAAGTCCATGTCGGACAAGTACATCAAGCAGCGTGAGATTGAGCGCGTAGAGCCTGTAAAATCGCGCCGTAAAAATTAAGCCTTCTACAAAATTGTAGAAGAACACCGCCGGAAGCCTTGTAAATGCCAAATCCCATCAAACGCACCGTATTTTTCGTCTCCGACGGCACCGGCCTGACCGCCGAGGCCCTCGGCCACAGCCTGCTGACCCAGTTCGAGGACGTCGAGTTCAAGCAGATCCGCATTCCC